TGATGAGCCTTGATATGTCACAAGGCCACTTGAAACACCACCAGTAAGCTGCGGATCATCAGACGCGGATGTTGTGGTGGTAGATGTGCCGTCGCTACTATCTGTAAGTTCAAGCGGATTTATAGTTCCTGCTACACTAGTTAGTTTAGTTGGACTAGTTGGTTTAACGGTAGGCATCGCCATACCAACCTGAGCGGCAGGCTCAACAATAGCTGCAACTTTTTGTATGGTTGTAGCGTCTATTGTATCAACGAAAGCATTGGCTGTCTGCTTTTGTGTCAGAGCCTGACCAATAATATTCATATCTTTTGAGTTTAGATCAGCTACCGTCTTACCCAGAGCTTTAGCTACATTAGAAAGAACTTCATTACTTCTGTTCTTATCTACAAATTGTTTTGCTGCAAGCTGTGTTTCTGCAAGATCAATAAGATCTTTATGTACCTGATTACCTGCTGCTGGATTATCCTTAAATCCACTTGATAGTTTCGATTGCCGCTGTTTATACGCTCCATCCTTATCTATCATTTGACCAAAAAGACCAGCTACATTTTTAGCCATATTAAAGTTAGGTTTTGATAAGGCATCACCTTTTGAGTTGGTTACACCCAGAACTTCAGTAGCTTCTTCTTTTGTCAGTGTTACAGAGCCGTGTGTAGTGTTCGACAAAGTTACTGACCCGTCAAAGTTGTAGCTGGGTTTCCACTGTGTGCCACCGTGAACTTTGCCATCAGCTATATAACCACCAGTTGTGATCGAGCCGCCACTACCGCCGTCTGTAGCAGGGTCTTCATCCTGATCTCCAGAAGTTTGCTCTGGCTGAGACTGTGCTGTTGGGGCAGGTGCTTTTTCTTCTTGTGGGGTTTCTTCGTCCACGGGTTCTTCTGCGGCTTCTTCCCCAGATCTAATATAGCCTTCAGGTACGTTGCTCTGTGGAACACCATTAACTTCTACAACAAAAATCTTACGACCATTGGCATTAATATACGTGACAATCTCATAACCAGTATTGTCTGGATCAGTATCGCCACCTTCATAGCCACTTAGATCTTTGAATGACTTGTAACGCTTTTCAACAGACCCACCCTCTGCCATTTCCATAACATCTTCGGGTAAATCCATGTCATCGGGTACATCAAAATATTCTGGTGATATAGTGTCAGGAACAATAGCCTGTTCAGCATTGCCCATTTGTCCCATGTCTTCCATCTGAGACAGGCCTTGCTTGGCTACCTGACGCATCTTCATGAGCTTTTCAAGGCCAATATATCTGACTACATCAGCTGGAAAAACAAATTCACCTTCACTGAGTCGAGCCTCAACGTCATCTCTTACTTCTTCTTGAAGTGCGCCGGGCGGTACTTCATTACCAGATACAGGATCAACTGTACCACCTTCGTCCATAAGACCGCTGTTGTTATAATCCACCATCTACATTAACCTCTTCCCGTAGCATTTTTAGACGCTTCAATGCGAGTATTGATCCCTGCGTACGATAGAGCAGGGTAGTATTATCTTGCTGTTCCATAGTCCGATGATGCATGTCTATAAGCTCATCGATATAGTTATTGAACGATTGCCATTGGCGGTTGTTGTTGACCATTGGCTTGAGGCTGCTGAGTATTTTGTGGTCCATTACCTGAGAATCCTGGTTCATTTGGGCCTGGGGCTACGCCAGTACCTATAGTACCGCCCCCAGCTCCTGTTGGGTCTAACGGGTTAGCACCTGCTGGTGCGCCTTGTTGCTGCTCTCCAACAGCCTCTGCCTGAGCTTGCATACCGCCAGCTTGAGCAATTAGTGCAGCTTGACGCTGCGCCTCTTCCATGTTGTTCGTTACTTTTTCTGGATCTAGCTCAAGTGACTTAGCTATCTCACGAATGATGTAAGATGTCTTAGAGAAGGGGGCTAGCATTGGATTGCTTGTAATCTGCAAGAACTGCATCAAACGCTGACTTCGAACTTCGTTAGCCATCAAGCTTTCAGTTCCGCGAGCCTTAACCTCAAGATCACCTTTGATCTCATTGTCAAAATCAAACTGCATATTAAACTGAAACAGACCTTCACCTAATGGTCTAAGTAGATAATCATCGATGTTCTTAATGACTGTCTTAATACCACCACTAGCAGCGTTCATTAACATGCTAATACCAGAAGCAGTTCTGCCTACGCCTGTGACACCTGTTTGTCCATGAGCAAAAGAAGGTAGTCCTGTTGACTCATCTGCAAGCTGTCTTGCCTTATCAAACAACTGTAGGTTTTCACCAGCTACATTAGGAAACTTAGTTCCAAAGATAGCCTGCCCAGGTGCGCCTGATTGCCTGCGGAATACTTTGCCAGGATATATAGACATATCCTGACCAGGAACTAGGTTTGTCTCGTCAATCTCGATAAGAAGGTTGCCAGATAGTACAGCGTTATCCACTGCCATACGCATGAAACCATTCATGAGAACCTGTGTATCTTCCATGTTCTCCGCCAAACCAACGCCGAAGAAGCTGTAGGGATTATGCTCATATGGTACAGCCATGTACGGAATACGCATTGGCTTGAATGGATTTAAGACAAGTCTGATAAGCTTATTGTTACATATCCAAGCATTGGCATGGACTTCTTCCAAACCCTCAAGCTCAGGTGGTATATCCATGCCACCTTCTTCAAGATCGCCTACATCAATGATGCCCCAGTACTCCAGAACTTCAAAACGGTCTATATCGGTATACTGCTGATAGTCTTTAAGTGTATCTTCCCAATACTCACGGGAGAAGTTTTCACCCATATCAATGCATTCTTCGATAGCGTCTTCACGAAAATGTGGGCGTTTCTTGAGGGCACGCAGTTGTGTACGATTAAGTCTATGTCTTTCGAATACATACTGAGCATCATCGACGCGTGTGGCATCTGGATCTGGATAAAAATCCCAGATTGATACATGGCTTACTTGTGGAACAAGCTTATAGATTGGGTCATAATCACCTTCATCTGTCCAGTTGGGGTATTCTTTATCCGTGGCAAACGGACCTTTCATAATACCTGTTCCAAACAGAGCCATTTCAAATGATGTACTGCGGAGGTGCTTGCTTGCGTTGGATTCTTCCAACTGATCCTTAATCTTCTTCTCCATCTTCTTAGCAGCGACCATAGCTGGAAAGAACGTAGCAGAGCTGGGTGTTGCACCAGCGCCTTCTTTAACGCCTTCCACGCCCTCTAAATCGCCAGCAATAGGGCCAAGCCTATCTAGAATAGAGTTTAGTGTATCGCCAGGTTGCAACTCACTACCATCACCTGGAAAACCATAAGGGGATGCCTGCGCCTGTTGCTGCTGCTGATCGAAGTGAACTGCTTCTGCTACTTTCTCTGGTAGCTCTGTAGGATCAACGCTAAGAGGAAATGAGTTGTTGGCGAATAGAACATCTGTAATCTGGCCATAAGCAGCCAATACTTTAGTCTTAGTTACTTTAACAAATACACGAGACTTTTCTGACTCAGTAAATTGCATATCTTCTGAATATACACCGCGGTAATTCTGATATGCTGTTAGCCATCGTTTTTCATCATATATTCTAGCGTCTGACGCTTTTGTCCATTTGCTAGCGATCATATCTAGAATTGAACGAACAGTTACATCACCATCGTCTTCTTCGACCTTTGTGTCGAGAACAAGGGCTTCATCTGTTTCTGGAATCAGTTCTTCATTATCAGCCATTTAATTTTTCCTAATAGCCAAACACACGATCTATAGGGGCGTATGTTTGTGGGGTTGAGCTAAATCCAAATGTCCCAAATCTAGGTCTGCTCATAATTCCATATCTAAGTGAGTCGTAGATATGGTCTTCAGATTTGGTATCGATGTCTTCTGGGTTTTTCTTATCAAGCGGTATAATCGGAAGCTGAGAAATGAGATTAGTCAGACTAGAAAAGAAAACTATT